TTATTCGTTCGCCCATGTTACTTATAACCTCCTCCTTTGGCTTTATATTCTTTGGCTAAAAGCTGGGCTTTTCGAGCAGACCATTGACCGGCTTTACCACCTTTGGTACCGGATTTAATCTTCTCGAAAAGTCTCTTACGCATACTCGGCTTGGTGTAATTCCCAGCTTTGTTGACTGTAGATTTACTTTTCGTTTTTCTTTTTGTTTTTGTCACCAAAAATTTTCTCCCAATTATCTTGATATTGCTTAGAGTGAATGTTTATTCTAGGTTTAGAACCTTTACCACCATCACTTGTTTTGTAGATACTTCTACGTAAAGGGACTGCGTTTTTATTATCGTCTGTTCCTAACTGTGGCATATACTATTTAACTACCACTTAACCTTGTCAGCCCAGTAGGCTGCTGACATTTTACCCTTTGCAATGTTTTTACCGTGTCTTGCTTTAAAAGACTTTCGTTTTGCTTTCATTCTTGCAGACTCACCTGCTTTAGGTTTACCTGCTGTCTTAGCACCTTTTTGCCCAAAGCGTATTGTTTTTATTTTATCGCCTTCTTTAGCAACAACAATATGAGATTTAGTTTTGTGCCCCGGAGTTCTTTTAGGTTTGTTATAACCACTTACTCCTGCACGTTTTAATCTACTATCTTTTTCTTTTGGCATAATTAATGTACTATCCTATCTTCTTTTGGTTCTGTGTGTTCTAACTCATGTATCTCACCTATAACAAACAAACCATGCTCTATAGCTATTCTACTAGCCTCTAACATAGAGTCTGCTTTAATGTAAGGTCCAATTAAAACACCCGGACTACCATTTATATATTCTGTTATCCATATTTTCATTTATTTTTTACGCATCAATTTATCTTCTGTTCTTTGAAAGGATATTTCAAAAAACCTATCTATTAGGTTACTAACAAATTCTGATAACTTATTCTGATACTTCCTCATAGTCACCGTTCTCTGCTGTTATGTCAATCGTATGTTTCTCTGGTAATATAAATATACCACCACTGACATTATGATTAACGTCTAACTTATCAGTCTTGACAACTCCTGCTCTATCTAGTATAGTTTGTGCAGCTTGTAGTTTATTATTTGCTTGAGGAACCGGTTTATCAGACTTCATAACTTCTATAAGTTTAAAAGCTGCTGTAGGGGCTTCCCTTGCAAGTACGTCTGAGGCTAAATCTACTACTTCGTTTTTCAATGATTTTAAGATTTGATAGTGATTACCTGAATAGCCTGCAAGTTCGGCTGACTTTTTGAAATCTCCACCAGTCTCAACGAGGTTATCTAAGAAAGCTTCTTGTTTCTCAGTAAGATTACGTTTTTTTTCTGGCAGATAAGTCATGCTATTATTATATACATACTTTACAAGTTTGTCAAGTGTTTTAATAAATTAGTTGTTATTTTAAAAAAGTACTTGACAGATGTGAAATATATGTGTATAATGAGTGTAACGGTTCCCCCGTTTGAATACATACAAAACCCCAGCAAAACCTACCCACTTTTACGTCCTGTAAAGCTATACAAGTGTGTGGAGTTTTAGAAGATGCGGGGTTATCTGGTTTATGACCATATTGGGTAGAAATGTATGAGATTTATATATATACCCACCCACCCGCCTAGGCACACTGCGTACCCCACTTGAAAAGACTTTACAAGACTTATCCACAAGATATCAACAGTTTAAAAAACTAGCATACTTTAAAAGACTTTACCAGCTTTATCGTATATATAATTTATATGTAAAATTTATAAACTATATCAGTTGCAAAATTTTAAAATTTAGTATGCCCTTTTAAAGTTTAAAAGCTAGTTAATGCTTATAAAATTATTGATACTTTTACAGTATTTATATTTTAAATCTCTAAAAACTTAAAACGCTTTCTAACGCTCACCACTTAACGCAAATTTTAACCTAACCCTAGTATCTCTTTTTATTCTTAACGCATCCTGTAAATGTCAACCCCTTTTTTAAAAATACTTAGTTTATTTTTTTTCCTATTGCTTTTTAATTGGTTTTATTGTAATGATTTTCTTTTAAATTGTCACATAATTGTCACATAATAAACTTGATATTTATTTGTATTTGTGTAATTCTTACATAGTAGAGATTAGGAATTATCCGAAATCACAACAACGAGGACTTACTATGTATAAACCATATATAGACGAGTTCGGACAAGTAAAGCAGAAATGGTGCGAACCAGAAAAACTTGAAAAGCCGAGCAAGAACCAAAGAAGAAAGCTATTAAAAGGCTATTATTCAAAAGAAAAACATGTTGAGATTATTACCGCTTTAATGCATGGTAAATATTATCAACGTAAAGCTAATAACCCTAAAGGATTAATTAGAGGACAATTAGCAACGATAAGATTTAACAGAGACTATCATGTCCCTGTTGATATACAAGCCCATAAGATGCGAGAAGCAGAAAAAAGAGCTTAAAAAAAGTTCTTGCAATTAAGTTGCTTATATGTATACTTAATTAAAAGAAAATAAAAAAATAGCTACTGAATAGGGCAACCGAAAAGAGCAAAAATAAAACGAGGGTTAATTATGCGAGTAGATAAAAAAACCTGTAGTTCTTGCAAAGTTGAAAAAGATTTATCAGATTTCAACAGACGCAAAGTTAAAAATAAAGGTGGCGATGTTTATTATCTTTATCGTGGACAATGTAGAGAATGTTACAATGTCAACAGGCGTAAAAATAAGAATTACAGTATGACGCATTGGATATATGACATAAAAAGACGAGCTGAAAAGCGTGGCTTTGAGTGTGATTTAGATATTCAATGGCTAAAAGAAACACTAAAAGAAAACAACAATAGATGTCCTGTTTTGGATATTCCTTTGTCGTTTGGGTGGGGTGATAAAGGCGTAAATTGGAAAACGTGGAATAATTCACCGAGTGTAGACAGGATAGACAATAAATTTGGCTATCTAAAATGGAATTGTGATGTTATGTCGCAAAGGGCTAACTGTTTAAAAGGTGATGCCACTTATCAAGAGACAAAACAAATTCACAGATATTTAGAAAAAAAACTTTTACTAGTGAGGTAAATAAAAAATGGAAATAGAACAAGGAAAAATAGGTGGCTTGATGCTTGAAGAGGCAACAGCTAAAATTAAACAAATGAATAATAGGACATTGATAAACTTTTTAAAACAAAGACAATGCCAAAAAGAGCCTAGTAGTTTACATATAGTAGCTATCGAAGAGTTCAAAGATAGACAAGCTCGTGAGTTTGCTATGTTTTGGCAAGGTAAGAAGTTTAAAGATGAACCAATAGATAATATATTAAACGAGGTATAAAAAATGAAAATAGATAAAAACGTAATTAAGAATATTCAAAGACTAGCAAGTCCAGATGTTCCCTTTTGGCAACATTTAGAGGAGCATAGGCTTGAACAAATAGAAAGAAACGAGTCTGGAGAATTACCAAGACAGGTTATGAACATAGCTATATGGAATTTAATACATACTAAAAGAGATTTAGATATGTATGTTAAGCATGGAATAAAGCCGACTAGAGCTTGGAAAGTGTCCCACGTAAAGAATTATTTTGGTATTAAGGGAACAGGACAAAAATTGTTAGATAGATTTACGGAAATATTCGAAGCAGTAGAACCTATTTATTTTGGAGAAAAGGAATGACATACACAGGAATAGATACAGGTTGGAGACTAAGACAACAAGAAGAAGAACAAAGACTAGATATATATTTAGATAAAAAAAACGTATATGGTAAGACGCTATATTATCCAAATTGTAAAAGGTCGCAAGACTTGGCGAAGTTTAGAGGAACTAAGACATTTAGTTTGTTAGATGCTCTTACACTTCAAGAGATAGGCTTTGAAATAAAATTTAAAGCTGTTAATTTAACTTAATAAAAAAAGGAGACGATATGAAAGTAAGAAATATGACAAGTGATAGAGGTAATAAAATAGCTAATCAGTTTGTGGTTAGGCATGAGGGAGCAAGATTTTTTCAAAGCTATGATAGTGTTATAGCTATGATAAAAGAAGGGCAGACCTATCTTGATACTTACTATTGGGACTACTCAGTTACCACAGGTAAGTATAGAAATCTATTTTTAGGTGAAAAGATTGCCGAGACTAGAAAGAAAATCAAGACAGGCGAGTATATATTAACAGACCTACAAGATAGGTTATAAAAAACGAGGATATAAAAAAATGAAAAACACATATAACATTACGATTAAATGTAATACAGAAGAAGAAAGAGATATAGTTTTAGAAACTGTAGACACTTTGGTATCTTGTGGAATTGTAAAATATCAACAAGAAAGCAACGTATATTTTTCTGAAAACGAACAACTATATATTAGTGAACGTGAAAGAGTGGTGGCATAAATGACAGAAGTAATAGAAGAAGTAATAGAAACTAAATATGAAAGACTACAACGCTTGTTAATTGATGAGCTAAAAGAAGCAATAGAACTAAGATGCTCTATACATGGTGACTTAAAGTTATCTATTGGAAAGTTTTTAAAATCTCAGACAGTTTGTAATGCTTGTAAAAAAGATTTACCAATATGGCACGAGGATATGTTAGTCTATCCAGTAACTAAAGCATTAACTGAGTTAGCTAGAGAAAAGAAACTAAAACAAATAACCGAGGAGGTGTCAGATGAGTAAAAAAGAATTTATAACAGATGTTTACGATAACTTGATGAAGAATACACAATATAAACCAACAGACTTTTCAAAGATTAAAGAGGAATGTTGGTTTGATTGTGATAAAAACGAAATATATATAGGTAATTTTATAATTAAGGTAGAGGAGGTGTTAGATGAAGATAACTAAAGCAAGACCAATGCACAAAGACTACTACGAGTATAGGACTATGACAGTTAAGAAATATGAGAAGATGAAGAAGGTTAAAATATTCTATGACGAGTGGGTAGCTATTGAAGAAGGTAACGAACAAGTATTATTGAGGAGGTTTAAAGGGTGAGCAACGATAACAAATGGATACACGATTACTATGACGAGAGGTGGCAACACTACTACGATGAGTTGTGTAAGGATATAAAAGACATTGGACAGGTAGAAGCTATTGCTGATAGACTAGCTATGGAAGATGTTAATAACTTAGAAATGGAGGGATAAAGATATGAGTAGAACATACAACGATTACTATTTTGAAAAGCTAGACATACTTGACACACTTGACAAACTTAATCCACCTATAAGTGTAAGGCTTTTAAATGTGTGGGTAAATGAGCCAGAAGGTTTTGAAAACGCTAAGTATATTTTAGAACTAAACGCCAATAGAAAGTTTGATTGGTTTAGTAGAAACATGGTGAAGGAGTTAGTAGAGGAGGAGAGAGATGAAAGTTAATGACGCAGTACAATGGCTTAATAATAGAGGACATAATTTTGAACATAACGATATATTAAAAACAGGAAGTGTAGGTAAGTTTTTATTTATTAAAGAAAAAGAAGAAACAGAAGTTGACCTATATGATTTAACTGATATGTATGCAGAATGTATAGAGGGATTTCCTTTTGAAACTTTTAAATGGAATAAAGATTATATGCGTAAATGTATTACAGGAGAAATATAAAATGAGAACTAAAACATATGTAATGACAGTAGAAAAGAATAGTGATGAGGTACTAGAACAGCTTAACAAACTGCAACAGGTTAGACAAAGTGTTAGTCTGTTGAACAAGCACAGTACCAAGAAACACTATGTAAAATGTCAAGGCAGGTGGGGACGTAAGAACCCAGACTATAACCAAAGAACGATACCCTTTTGTCCATTGGATAAAGCTGTGAAGTGGGACGTTTATATTTATCAAGCGAGGTAGGTTATGAAAGTATATGAGATAACAGTAAGCACAACTATACAGATAGACTCTGAAGAAGACGGTGCTGAAAGCGAAGAAGGAGCTATAGAAATTATGTGGGATAGGTGGGGTGTATATAAAGACACTTTAGAAGTAACAAAAGTAAAAACATGGGAGGAAGATGATGAAAATAAATAAACTATTAGAACTACAAGAAGTAATTGAAGAAAGAAAAACACCTTATGATTTACATAAGATATATCAATACTTTTCTAAGAGTGAAAGAGAGTGGATAGATATAGGAGACATGCACCTTAGTCATTTTTTAAGCGTGGCTTTTAAATATATGCCTGAAGATATTATGTATGCTAGATATGAAGATGATGCTGTATGGGAGGAAGATGATGAATGATTTACTAAAACTTTATAACGAGTCATGGTCTAAAGACTTTGATGTTGATGTTGATGCTTCTAAAAGTATAAAGGTACATGTAGCACCTAAAACATATGCTATGCTTGTTCAGATTGGTGTTTTTAATATTCATAGTAGAGGTATAGTTGATTGGACTTATAAAGTTAATGTAGAAGCTATTAATATCTATGTAGATTTTTCAGTAGATATATTATTACAAAATTATCAGGCAATAAAAATGGCAGTAATGTTAAATGAATATCCTTTTAAAACAGGGTATGTTCAACAAGCAAATAAAATATGTGCTAGTATTTTGGCACATTTAACTGAATTTAATCCAGAAGATGCTGAAGAGTTAAGAAATAAATTATTTAAAAAGAGAATAGCATGAACAACAAAACATTATACAAAAGACTTGATGAGATATGTGCAAGAGAACATATAATAAATAAATTATCAGCTAATAAATACAGAACATTTGTCGACTTTTTATATGATGACATAAGAACGTGGGACGAACCAATGAACGTATCAGAAGTAGATATAATACATAGGATAGGAGAGCATCTAAGCTACATGGTGAGCAGTTATCTAACCAAGACATATGAGGGTATTAGTATTGACTAACCTACCCTTAGAAAGGCTTAAAACTAATTAGTAATTTTCACTTGACAAGATTTAAAATAGGAGTAAAATACTTATAAAGTTTAAAACATATATATAAAAATTATTTTTAATTTATTTATATATTCTTTTTTAAAAAGTATAATAATAGTATGACACAATATAATGATGTAGTAGAACTACAAAAAATAAAATTAGAAGAAGAACAACTTGATAAAGATATAACTTTTATAGAGGTTAGTTATAGAAATGGTAAATGGTACAGAGAAATAACAGGCTACAAAAGTGGTAGACGAGTTGTAAAATATAACGACAAAAGAAAAAAGGAGAAGGTAACTTATGAATAAACAAACCATAATGATAGGTATGTTAGTGGTAGGGACATTTGCTTTGTCTTGTTACACAGTAATTAGTAACGATAACGAAATGAAAAATCTTAGTAGACAAATGTACAAACTTAAACAAGAACAATCAGCAGTAGCTAATAAGATAGATGCTTTGTTTGATAACTATAATGCTATTGATAACGCATTAAGTTTCTATGAAGCTGATACCAATATGAACTTAGAACAGATAAGGGAAACTCTACTTGTCTTAGATGAGCTTGGAACAACTGACACTATGTTAATGAGTAGGTTAGAAGTTATCCACGAAAGACAAGAAGCACAAATACAAGAACTATCAGAAGTAAGACAAGAGTACTCAGCAACAGGTGGCTTTGGAGTGCTGACAGGTGAGATTGTTTTAGGTAAAGTACCTGAACCTGTTGAAGTTCCTGTGGTTGTAGTAGAAGAGCCAGAGCCAGAGGTTATTAAAGAGCCTGTAGTAGAGCCTATAGTTTACTCATGCCCTCGTCCTGATAGGTCTGTGGACTTTGGAAGCTTTATAAATAAAATATCTTTTAGTAGAGACACTAGGTTTAGTGTAGCTTTTGATATACAAAATCAAGAGATTGTAAATGTAGAGTTCTCTAAAAGATTGAACAGTAAATTAACTAAAGCTGTAGTTAAATATCTTGACAAGTCTTTAACAAAAGATAACGATGTCAAGGATTGCAGTTTACCATTTGCAATAGAGGTATAATATGATGCCAGAAATAATAGCCTTTATAGTTATAGGTTCTTTTGCAACCTTCTTTCTGTTTGGATTAATCTTAATGTTAATAGATAGTGAGAAAGCTTATAATGAAAAGCACAAAAATAAATAAGAAGACAAAAGACTGGTACTTAAAATGGGTAGCAAGTTGTTTTATAATACTTGGTATTTGTTTTAGGTCAACACAACAGTTTCCAGAAATAGATTTAGTTCTAAGCTTCATAGGTTGTAGCTTGTGGACTTGTGTAGGTTTTATGTGGAACGATAGAGCTATTATAATGTTAAATGCAATAGCAACATTTGTCCTATTAACAGGAGTAATTAATTTAGTAATGGGTATTTTATATGTATAATGTAGGAGAAGGCGAGAAAGAATTTACAAAGCTAACACCTGATGAGTATAGGATGTTTGATATATGGGTGGCTAAAAACAACGAAGCACTATATGATAATAAGATTGCATACGAAATAAGGTGGGCTAAAGACAAACATTTTTATGTTAAGTTACTTGATGAAAGTATTATAACAATGCAAGATATATTACTTGACAAAGATTTTTGAGGGTGGTTTAATAACCAAATGTTTTCAAAGGTGTGTCCAAAGGTGTAGCCCTCAACTAACCTTCCTGAACCTAAAGACATACGATTTAATCGTGCTAGTTACTGGTCTAGTGCCACTAAAACCAGACTAAGTTTTACAAGGTGTTCGAGCTACTGTAAAATCTTTAGAGGTGGTAACGCTTATTAAAGTTGTAGATGAAATGGGATGAGAACTAAACCGATTACCTTCCCTTGTGAATACAGTCTGAATTTTCCTAGTTGACGGGGGGTTTAGCCGACTTAAAACAGCTATAGCCAATAAAGAATCACAGCGAAAGTGCTAGGCATCACTCTAAAGTGCCTCTTTTAACACGAGGGTTATTATGAATTTATATTTTAAATCAACAACACTAGACAAAGAGATAGCTTGGACATGGAAAGACATGGACAAAGCTTATTGGGATACGTGGATACCTAAGAAGTCTGATATAAAAATCATTACAAGACTTAACAAAGAACAAAAACAACAAGCACTTGATGAGTTATGGGAAGACTTGCAAGGTGCTATACAATTTACACGCGATAGAAACAACGCAAGACGCAGAGAGAAAAGACTTGCTTCTAAAAAGTAGGCGTGGTATAATCTTTAAACTTAATACAACCTATGGAGGAAACCAATATGTATGAGTATGTAGAAGGAAAAGCTATGTGGGCTAATGTCAGCACACCAAACACTAAGTTTGAACCACATAAG